CTCTCTTCTTAACAGAAAGATCTTGACTAAGAATTTGAGAAATGGTGGCTAAATTCTTATAGTTGCTTACGAAGTTATTAAAAACTTCTCCGGTAAGATTCTTATTAACCTTATTAATCATTTTAGTTTGCATATTGAATATTTCTTTGCGATCTAATTTGGCATATTCTTTTTTTGCCTCTTCTAGCAACTTCTCCAAAAGAGGAGAATCCACGTCATGAGGGTCTACTAGCGTCATATATAATTCTTTCTCCTCATACAAAACAGATCCCTTGCTAAAAAACTCCTTGCAAATATGCAGGGCAACTTCCTTACGCTTCCGATCCCCACTCACTACACTCCGTGTAATATCCTGAATTAGAACCTCGTAAAGAAAAGCGGTATTTCTTTTCTTATTATGTTTACTCTTGCGCATCCTTTTCATGTTCCTTTTTCTCCAACTGCTCAATGAGAGTCTTTATTTCACGTTGAGAGTTCTTAATTTCAAAAACTTTCTCTTCTTCCTTCTTATAATTATTATTCAACTCTTCCGCAATGCCATTTCCGAGACTAAATAGTTCACTTGACCCGGGCCATATGTTCCTCTCTGTGTTTTTACCCTTTTCGCCGTTTCCTTTTCCAAGCATATGGCGATAGCGGGCGCCTTGTTTGCGCCTGTCATTCTTAGTGGGCGTGTAAGTTCCCTTTTCATAATGGTGAATATCATCATCTCTCTTGCCGGGTGGGGCGGCTAGCAAAGGGCCCTCCTCTTCGGCAGGCGCCTCTGCTTCTGCGCCTGGCTCTTCGGCGGGCATTTCTTCGCCACCTTCCATGCCCATATCCATTTCACCACCTTCCATGCCCATATCCATTTCGCCGGCGCCCATTCCTGGTGCACCAGCGCCGGCACCAGCGGCTCCCATTTCAGCAGCAGAATCCATAAGTGCTTGCATTTTCCGATCAGTAAACATCTCTCTCTGATTACGCAAGAAATCATCATCTGTCATCCCAAAAACCTTCTGAGCAATCCATCGCTTAGAGAAGTATCCCTCCGTAGCAGTCGAAGCGACAGTAAATCTAGTATTCCAAGACTCCAACTCTTGAAGTTCGGCAATTTTTGAAGGATTGTTTAAAAATAAATCAAAAGCAATTAAATCGTCTCCCCGAAAACCCAAAGTATATAAATGAATAATTCCTATTTTTTCTAATTCTGCAATAACTGACCGTTGGAGGCGTTGGACTGTCCTCGAAAAGCGAATATCTTTTTGTGCCAATGTGGTCTTATCGTCTTCGCCCCCTTCTGCTCTAGAAAGATACGCTGGTGGAATCTTGATGGCAGAAAAAAGTTTATCTCTCAAATATTTAACGTCGTCGATGTCTCCGGTATACGTTCCACCAGGAAGAGATTCAATTTTCGTCTGAGTATTGCCTCCTCGCACTGGTAGAAAATAATCCTCCTCAATGCTCATGGGATTATACCTTAAATCTACCCTTCCCGTGTCTTGATCTATTACTTGATTTCTTTTCATCTGTGTAATGATCTTTTGCATGTACTGCTCTACATCTTCTGGGGCAATGCTTCCTACATCAATATAGAAAACTCTCCTTTCGGGAGAACGAACCACGCGGTAAGCCATCATGGCATCTTCAAGAAGAACTAACTGTCGCCAAATCCTCCGTGCCGGCTCCAATATGGAAGACCCATAGGGAACATACTTATCATTACCTAAAATTCGGAAATGAGCAATCTGCCAGTTCTCAAATGTAATGCCGCCACTGTTCCACTGGAACTGTACGTAGTTGGGATTGGTTGGATCTTCCCCTTCCAGTCTCTCTATTTCATTAGTGGGCAGACCGATCACACTCTTTACACCGACGCCCTCATCAATGTCCAAATAAAGAAACATGTCGCCATATTTACACATGGTTCGGCACCATCCAAAAAGGTTAAAATCTATATTTAAAACTTGATGAAAGAGAGTCTCTAAAACAGACTTGATCTCCTCGTTAGGACATTTGATTCGCAACATATCCTCAAACGAAGTAGAAGTAGTCATTTCATCAGCATAAATATCCAGTGCCGATGCAAGTTCTGGCATATACTCCATCTGATCAAAATCTATATACCTTTCATTTCTCTGCTGATTGGCAATCGCCGTAGAATTAATACTTTCAAAGGGGTTATAAGATGTCTTTTTGAAATTCTGTCCACTTGCCGATTTAAATCTATATTTATCTAAATCTTGTCTTCGCTGATTGCGGATCATCTGAGTTTTCCGGGTTACAAGCGGGCCCGAAAACAACTTCGTTAGTCGTCGGAATAACGTAGAGTCTGCATTTACTGGATTCTTTGTGTTGTCGTCCATCTATTTCTTATCCTTTATACAACCAGCCGAATTCTGCTTGTAATTTTCTTTGTTCACTTAACTTATCAATCATTTCATCATCATTCTTATGTCCGTACATTCCCTTGATAGTAGTATTCATCTGTGTGTTAGAGTATATCATACTATCTAACATAGCTTTAGCATATTTAGCATCTCTTTTAGAAGAAGTAATCACAGTATCTCTTACCCAACAAGCGATTGCTAAACTCATGATTAAATCGTCGTTATAACTGCGCATTGCCTGCGGCTTCCCATTGTTCCACACAAAAGTTTTAAACTCGCTCACGGTTCTTGCGGAGTAAATCGTAATGGCGCCGTTTCGAATGAACTCTTCCATCTTAGCCACAATAAGCGGCCGCGTCTTAGAGGAAGTAGTAAATCCCGGGATTGCACTGTTGGTGCCCTCGGCGGTAATCTGGTCAACATATTCATGAGTAGACTTAATGGAGTGATAAATGTTAGGATATTCTAGCTCTATTAACTTTTCTAATACACTAAACCCAATATTGTTGTTCTCCACCACCACCATGCATCCACCATACTCATGACCTGTCGAGTTGAGAAGGTTTGCAAACATATCTAAATTCGGTTTTCCTTGATATTCTGCCACCACTTCCATGGTGTTTAATTTAACAACATGGAAAACCGAATAATCTCTACCATCCCCACGTGCTACATCCGCCACAAGCAGATATTCGGCGCCTGTTTGAAATTCTTCCCAGATATGATAGTTTCTATCAAATCCGGTGCGATGCTTCGGAGATTTAACACCACTCAACATCTTTTGTATGTCTTCGGGGTGTATGACTGTTTCTCCCGACATATTAAAATTACATTGTAATTCCTGTGCAATGTCTCTTTGGGACATGTTCTGAGTTTCTTTCTCGAACCACTCCATGTCTCGGTCAGGGTGCACATCCCATGGTAACTTGGTGGTAAAAAAACTGTTCCTTCCTTCATCCGCATCTACATACGATTGATGGAACCAGTTTCCCACCCCATTGGGAGTAGAAAGTGCAATGCACCTCCCTCCCGTCGAAAGAGTGGGATAAAGTGCCTTCCACATCTCTTCCAGTTCAGGAACATGTGCGGCTTCGTCTACCACAAGCAAAGACAATGCTTCCGAACGACCGGCGTCCGCCGATGTGGTGGATGCCTTAATTTGGGATCCATTCGTAAGTTCGAACGCTGTGCGGTTATCTACACTAATATCTGAAATCTTGATCCAATCGGGCATATTTTTGATGAGCGCTTTAACCTTCTTAACTAAATTGGCAGCAGTGGAAAATTTGGTAGCAACCACTAGAATATTTTTCTCGCGGCGGAAGAGCATTAACCATGCAACATATCCTGCTGTAATTGTCGAAATTCCTAATTGGCGCGCCTTTAGTATAATGTTGAATCGGTGATCGTTAAAACTTTCAAGCAGCCCGGTTTGAAAATCATAAGTCTTAAAGGGAATAAGTCCTCGGTCGGGGTGAGAAATTTTGGCATAGTTATTTAAAAAGTAAACTGGGTCTTTACCACACTTGGTGATCTCTTTCTTAACTTCGCTTTTTGAAATATGATATGCCATAACATTTTACTTACTTCTTATCTTATCTCTTCGCCGTTTTTCCAATCCAAAATAGATTGTAACATTGCTGCCACGACAGCCACCTTTTCTTGAACCCACTCGGGCACATCTGTATCGTTATCGAAATTTGGTGCCATATCTCCAGCAAGGCGACCGATCTTATCTAGGTGTCTCTTGACACGCAGACCTTCGTCATTCTCCGTATGAGCATGCGAAAGTTCCTCTTTTATGATCTGCTTTATTCGTTCTTGGGAGATGTCCATTATACTTTTTCCTTTTTACGAGTATCGTTTTGCGCCTTCTTACTTTTAGTTCCGAGCGCCAACCAATCCCTAATAGATTGATCGCACAATTCTTCTCCACTGGGATTTCTCATGTCGATCCCCTCCATTCCCTGGACCTCATAACGCTGTTGCGCCTCTACCCAAGTATGAACTCGACTCGTACTTTGAACGCTGACGTTCATCTCTCCCGCTGGTTTACATTTGAGAGTATTACCTGTTACTTTTTTATAGTGTTTCTTAACAAACTTAAGAACGTCGGCGAGAGTCTGTCCTACATCGCTTTCAAAATTCTTGTCTTTAAGTTCTTTTACCGACACTTCGCCTTCATAATTAAGAATGAGGATATTGCCGTTAAGACTCAATCCAAAACCATCATTAACTCTTTTATCGATAAGCTTCACATCGAATCCGTCTCTTTTTAGTCCCGTCTCCAATGTTCCGCCATCGTCGTCGATAGCACCATCATAAGCATCCGCCATTACTTGCGATATGCCTCTTGCAATTTCTTCCACAGTTGCCATTATAAATTCTCCTTTCGCTGATCCAAAACTAATTGGCGAAGTTCTTTCATTTCTTTAATTAAATTCATTAAATCTTTTCTAACCCTTGTCGCAGCTGAAGCGTTACCGGCATCGCACTTCTCGGCATCTCTTTCCAGGAGGGAAACCTTCTTTACTAACTCATCCACTTTCTGACCTATCATCTTTATCCTCTACTTCTGGTCGCCATCCTTGCGTCCAACGCTCTTCTCTCCCTTCCACCCACCGTATATAACATCCGTAACAACAATCCCATTTATTAAAATAAACATCGTCACGTCCGCTAAAAGAGTATTCTCCACAGACAGGGCAACCAGTCTTATTATCTCTAGTAAGTAGTTTTTTATCTATTAAAAAACCATTGTATTCTTCCTTCTCGCTCTTAGTCTTGCTTTTCTCGATCTTAGAAACCTCCTTGATCTGACTAATGTATTCTTTTTCTTTATCTTGATCCCAATCCGAAAGTGGATTCTTGATCGCCTCTTCACCATATTTCTTCTTAATCGCCTGTTCAATCTTTGCAATCTTGTCATAATCCTTGGTCACTGGAGAGGCTCCGCCTGGACTGTTTGAATTGCCAAGTAAAAGATCGTGAGCGACATTACGACTCCGACCACTGAACCGCCAGCAAACCAGAGCGGGCCCCAATCGGTACCGGCATCCTCCAACTTTTCATTCAGTCGATCTATCTCCTGATTTTTAAGGATGACCAATTTTTTATTAGTCTCTCTCTCGATTCTTAAAGAAGATTCAGCAATATCTTTCTTAAGGACGCAAGAATTAGTTGCTTTAGATATTGCATATTCTGTTTTGTTGTCGCACTCTTCCGTGCTTACCTCATCAGAAGATATGATTTTTGCTGCCGCCTCTTTGTCCAAGAGAACCCCGTCAAAAGGCGCTTTCGATCCTTTATCTATGGGGACAATCTCTTGCGCAAAGGAAGAGAATGAAAAGAGCGCGACAGTGCATATTGCTATAAACTTCATTTACTCCTCCTCATCATCTTCCTCAACTCGTTGGCGAGTGTTACGTTATCTTTCGCTTTCAATTCTTCTGCGCGTTCTTTTTCCTTCTTAGAGAGTGCTTCGTGTGTTGTATTAAACCTGTCCTCGGCCTCTTTAACATTCTTTAAGTGCTTATCGACTTTCTCATTAATGGTTTTAACTTCTTCTTCTTTCGCCTTATTAATAATATCGATTTCCTTCTTATGTGCCTTGCGAGTTTCTTTGAAATTATCCACCATCGACGCTGCTTTTTGACGAAAAAAGAACCACGTCACAACCATCCACAGCGCGCTCAGAGGCACATACCAATAGGTCTTAGTCCAGACCCATACTTTCTTTAAAAACGCCTTAAACGCTATCCACTGAATCATCCGGCCCTCTTATACGCGGTGACTATATCAACCGCTGCCTGAGAACCGATGTAAAGCAAGCACACCTGCAACCATTCATTAGCAGGCACGACGCCCAAGAATAAGGCTGCTGTTGCAGTGCCCCATACTAAAAGTTTTCTGCTGACCACCTTGGCGAGCCCGACATCGATCACTCCCTTGGGATCTTTTCTCTCTATTTTTGTTGTTTTTGTTGCCATAATTTTCTCCTATATTTCAACGTGGGCGAACCCGTTCTTCTTATCAATAACAATCTCGCTATCCACACACTCTTTTAAGGTATCCAGATGAGATATTAGTATAACAGTTTTAAATTGATTTTTTAACATTTCCAGTATAGAAATAAATCCATCCATATTTTCCGCATCTAATGCAGTGGCAGGTTCATCTAGTATAAATATATCACTAGTTGGTAAATTGCCTATCTTTGTGAGTGCCAAGCGTATCGCCATCGCAGCAATAGTTTTCTCGGCGCCACTAGCCATCTCTATGAGTCGAGGTTCGTGCTTGGGATGGCGAATATATATTTCTAGTTTTCTTTCTTCAATCTCAAAGAAGATCTCAAATGGTACTATATCCACCAAAATCTTAGCTACCTCCTCGTTGATTAGGGGCAGGCACTTTTTAATAATATCCGATCCAATACCATTGCTATCCATACATACCTTAAAAAGATCATAAGCTGTATACTGATTGCGCAATCTTTTACGATCTTCGATGCGCTCACTCAAGAACATGATACGTTGTTCACAACTTCCCCTACTTTCCATGAGTTCATACATCTTGTCTTCACAACCTTTCAAACTCTTTTTAGAAGTAGATAAATCTTTTTCAAATGCTCTACGCTTCTTTTCAAGTTTTCCAATTTCCTCTGCCATCTTCTCGTTCTCGTAATACTTTTGCTTCTTATCTTCTAGCAACGAAATCTTGCCGTTAATATCTTTAAGTGTAGAACTGCTTCTCTCTTTTTCCACAATTAAATTTGACAAGGCGCGCTCATATGTATTCTTCTTCTCCATCAGTGATCTAAAGTTTTTAATACGATCTACTATTGCCTTCTCATCCATATCACCCAAAGAAGAATTAACCCTCTCAATCCTTTTATTGATCTCAACC